CAACTAAACCAGGACCACGATCATCTAATTCACAAGTGTATATTGGACCCTCCTGATTTTTTAAAAGATCTGCCATACTGTCAGTTTGGCCGCCTGCGTCATCTGTATCTAGAAACCTAGATGCTGGATCCATCATAAATACTCTGTCGTGGAATATAACAGACCCTACACCATTTATAGCCCATACTTCATCAAAATGTACCCCATGAGATTTTGCTAAGTTGTAATCAAACCAACTTTTACCCATACCCACAATAGCAACAGTCTTGCCTTTAAGACTTTTAATTTTTTTCATTTACTCTCCTTATTTAAGTAACAGAAGTTCGTAAAGAATCATAACGATATTCGTCTCTTCTTCCTCTTGCTTCTGCTTGATTCTTTAATCTTAAAACTTCTAAATTAAATCTTTGCTCATATAATTGCATTAAGTCTGCGTCACCTTTCATAAACGTATAAGCTTCTATTAAAGCACCATAAAGCAAACCGTTTCTAGCGTTGTTAGATAACCAAGTTCCTGTAGTGTCTACAGTCAAACTACTTGGTTTATATAAATAATGTAACTCAACTGTATAATTATTATCAGGCACAGGAGCTACTATTAAAGTAGATCCATTATTTGATGCCGTTGATAGTTCTTTATCAAAATCAGCGTAGTACAAAGGCTTTCCTCTTGCAGAAGTATCAGTAGGATCTGCATCAAACTCTCTCATAAATGTAGTGTGTTTCTTATCTAAATACTGGTATGCACCTTCGCTATCTATTAATGCTAAAGAAAAACTTAATTCAAAGTCTGTTGGAGTTGTTAAATAGGTATTACCAGTTGTTAAAAATCCAGTAACATTTTTTCTAAAATAATCTAACTGTATTAATCTAAATAATCTATCTTCGGCATTAATTATAAAATCATCTAATGAAGAAACAAAAGTTGTCTCCTCATTTTCTACATAATTTTGTATTAAAGTTTTTAGTTCGGCTAATGTCATATTTTTATTATAAATGTAAAACCTTTAACTATGTCAAGGCGTGTTGGCTGTCCCGCCCATTCCACTATGGTTAGTACAATAATAATATAATGTTGGCGCTCCAGAAGCTACGGTTATTTGTGTGTAAGCCCCTGAACTGCCTGGTGTGCCGTTTGTTGTAACTCCTGTTGTGTATTCTGATCCTCCTGCATGCGTTCCATTTGCTGTTGTTGAAAATCTTAGCGGGTGAGTGCTATTACTGCTATCGGATTGATCAAATTTATATGTTTGGCCTTCCGTTAAATTTAAGGTAGGACTAACAGATCCATCTATATAAAATTTGTTGCCTGTTCCATAAGAGTTTGTTCCTGTAGCTACAGTTGTTGTGTAAGTTGTAACCGTTGTAGTATTTACAGATACTGTTCCTAAAGATGCTGTACTCGATAATCCTGTTACTGTCTCATCAACTGATATGTCTCCAGTAACTGAAACGCTACCTAAATTAGATGTAGCACTAACACCGTCTAGTACAGCCACATTAGCAGGAACATCTTGAGTAGTTGTTACCCCACCAACAGAACCTACAGCAGAAACACCTTGAAAGTTTGACCCAAGGGTATTTGGATCCATAGAGTTTCCTTTTGTTATATCGGTATAAGTTACTACAACAAAGCCTTCTCCTACTTCTTTATCATTATTAGGTCTGGGTCTGTATAGGGCTTCAGGATCTGCTTTAACCGTTAAAGGTTCTAACTGAGGATGTTTAGGTTCATAACAACTTGAACAAACTTTCAAGCCATTCCATTCTTTTTTTAGTTCATTAAGATTGTACTCAAAAGCACAACGATCACATAATGCTTTAGCGAATTTACCAACCGCATAAGCCATATTAATTCATCCTTAAATTAGGTCTTATCCTAAAAGATGCCCTATCTTCATCCTGGTCTGCTGCTCTCCTAAACTCTTCTTCGTATATAGCTTTAAGTTGCGGGGTGAGTTGAGGAGACTTCTTTAGCGACAAATAATATGCCAACCCCGCAACAAAACAGGGATAAAATCTAAAAGGCATGTCCATAGTGTTAGTAGCTTTATCAGCATCATCCATTCTTACAATTTTATTAAACACCAATACATCTGTACTATTTTCTGGTGCCGGCCAAACCTTTAATACTGGAGCAGTCAACTTATCTAAAAAGAATTGTGAAGGTCTTGCCTGAGTTGTTTTATTGGGAATGTTTAAATATTCAGATCTACCTATACGGCTTATAGAAATATCTGTTTGAGTGCTATTGACGTCTCTTCTTACAACTACATCCAAAACATCTATTACGTTAGCATTTAACGTATAGTCTGTAGTTCCTTGTGTAACTGTTTGAGTTCCTTGTTCAATTGTCCATTGATTCAAACCTCTATTAGCCCACTCTGCCAACATAAGATTTATAGATCTCTTAGCAGTTTTTAGATCGTAACCTGTTCTAAGTTCTAATCCACATCTTTCAAATGCTTCTTCTATAAACTCAGCTACATTAGGTTCAAAGTCTGTACTGCCTGAAAGTGCCATTATTCATCCTCTGCGTATAAATTATCAAAGACTCTATTTACGTCTAAAGTGTAGTCTAAATCAGATTTAGAATAATGTATATGTTGAGACGGTTTAAAGTCAGGCGCTCCTTCTCCTGTAACAAACCAAGCTGGATGTGTAGCTCTTACTCTATTATTTGGTAGTGCAACTATGTTACCTGTCCATTCACCAGCATCTAGCAATTCCATAACATGACTGCTTTTGTGTTGTGCAGGATCGTCTGCTATTTCATTTTCAGCATAGTCAACCGTAAACATATATTTAGCTGGGAATATTTGACCGTCTATTTTAGCAAGCCAAGGGCAAGGTGTAGCTCTATCTATTACGTATACTGAATTATTATGTGAAGAACAGTCCCAAGGTTGTGCATCATGAACTGACATAGGTTTTGCAAAATCATCAACTAATGTATCTGCAACTAAAGCGGTTATTGGCATTCTGGCCCACATTGCACCCCCATGTATATTACCCTCGTTCCAATCTTCGCAGTTGGATTCTTCTCCGGTAAATATTATGTGAAAACTTAAACACCTGGTAGGCATGGTGGTAACACCAACCGCCATAGCATGAAGGAACTCTCCATGGTATTTTTCGTGATTATGAGTGTACTCTCTTCTTACCCAACATTTAAAATAGGGTATATTGCTGTAAAGATAAGCCACTAACTAAGTTAGATCTTCTCTTCTTCTATTGGCAAATCCTGCTGCTACAGAACTTGCTACAGATCCACCTTTAGATTTTTTCATAACAGCTCTGCCTTTTGACATTTTCATCATGGTGCCACCCTTAGATTTCTTCATCATAGTTCCACCTTTGGACTTCTTCATCATAGTTCCGCCCTTAGATTTCATCATTTTTTTGCCGCCTTTTGATTTATAACTAGCCATTATTTTTTACCTTTTTTAGTAGTTGTTTTCTTAGCAGGAGCTTTTTTCTTTGGCATATTGTAGTAAATACGGTCATCAGAAACAGACTCATCAGGTCTAACTTTAGCGTCTAACCTTGCTTGTAATTTTGGATCTTCAGATTTTTTCTTTGGCATAATTTTTTCCTAACTTACAGTTGTATATTTTCTTCTGTTTGACATAACTTTACCACAGCCTCTAGCTATCATTCCATTTTTCTTTTTTACTGCTTTTCCTGCTGAAAACTTTTGTCTTTTTTCTATTTCCTTTTCTATAGTCATGCCTCTGTTTGCTTCATAAGAATCAACTTCGCCATCTTTATTCAAATCAGCTTTTTCTGGGTTTTTTAATTTAGTCATAATTTTATATTACCTTAATCTATTTGCCATAACAATTCCTTGGCCTCTGCTTGTAATTGGTCCACCAGTTGCTGCTTTTTTTCTACCATCTTTCCAACTAATTGCTTTTGGTCCTGTTTTCTTTTTAGCTGCTGACGTACATTGTGCCTTTGTAGGTCTACACGCAGGATAAGGTCTTTTAGTGTTTGTTTTAGATTTTCTACCGCAAGGTTTACCTGTCTTACAATCAATCCAGCCTTTACCATCATTTTTAGAAAACCAATCTTTAAGTGTTTCTTTTTTAGCCATTACCTTCGTTTACTAGCCATTACAATACCTTGCCCGCGGCTACTTACTGGACCACCTGTAGATTTTTTTTGCCTGCTTCCACCCATACGGTAATTACTAGGGCCGCCAGCGTTTCTACATTTGACCATATGCCCAGATCTATATGCAGAATTTTTAGGCATATATCTACTTACATGTTTATAGCAAGCATCTTTTCTGGTTTTCTCAGCCATTTAACAATCCCAGTCTTTTCTAGCCCAATAATTAGCACTACATCTATCTGTAGTACCACTCATTCCACCACTTCTAGCACAATAAGATTTCTTTCTTGCTTTACTATCTTTGTGCATACCAAGTTTGGCATCACCAAAAGTTATACGTTTGACTCTAGAGCTTTCGCTACTACAACCTTTTACAAAAACCTCTTTACGTTTTTTACCATAACCAGGGCTACCTTTTGAGATAGCCCTTGGTCGGTTAAGAGTTACTGTTTTGCCTTTGTATTCAGCCATTCATCTTAGCTGTATTCTTTAATTAAAGTTAAAACTATAACGTAAGAATCTCCACTAGCATGACCCGTAGTGGTAAGCTTTATGTCTCCTGTTTTACCAGAAGCAGCAGCAGTATTTTGTATACCGCCAAAGCCTGTAAAGTCTTCATCTGTCGTATAGTCTGAATTAAGATCCCAACAAATAGTATTGGTAGTCGCATGCCATAAAAGTTTGACACTCATACCAAAAGTTGAATAAACAATTCTTCCAAGTTTAACTCCAGTACAAGCTTGGCCATTAGCAGTATTAGCAGATAAAGCACTAACATCTACTTTTGTAACTGCACTTTCACCAGTACCATCTGATGTGTTAGTTAGCTGTATAACAGCTATTCTATTACCATCTTGTATTGTTGTTGATGTAACTGCATCTGCCATTGTTTACTCCTATCTTTCGACTGCTGCTACTACGTAGTCAATAGTCATAGTTTTTGCTGCTGCTTCACCATTTTGTATACCGAATGAAACTGTTAGTTCTTCATCAGTTACTAAGTTAGTGTTAGCTACAGCTACAGGTTCAGCATTGTCTATTGAGTAGTACACTTTTGAAGTATCAGGATCAATAAACCAAGTAGCTACAATAAACGTATCGTCAGCAATTGTTGCTACACTTGAAGTAGTTGTCGCAGAGTTGTCTTTTTCAACTAAAAAATCAAGACCTGTACCGCCATCTGCTTTAAGAAAGAAAACACCATCAGTTGTATCAAGAGGTGTGGTATCTGTAATACCAAGACCTATAACAAAATCAGATTGTGTAGCATCGCTTACTTTGAATCTAGCAGAGAAGTATGCTCTTTTGCTTGTACTTAATTTAAAACCTTCACCTTTAAGTTGTAAAAAGTCTAAATCATTATCACCAGCAGCGTTTGTAAGCAATAAAGCTCCGCCTGCGGATGAAGTTACAGCTTCAGTAGCACTACCTGTACCAGCTTCAGTTGTTGTTATTGTCCAATCACCAGAGTTATAAGTAAAAAAATCATTTTGGTACATGTAGTACGTTTGATCTGATGGATATGGAACAAACATAGGTAGGTCTTTCTTATGCTTGGAAGCAACAGTATTACCTGCCCATAGTATTAGATTTTGGAAATGTGGATTAGCCATTTTGAACTCCTTATATTTGTATTAATGGAAACCGTAAACGGCCCTCATCAAGCTAATTAATTTTAAACCAATTTTAGTTTACAC